ATAGGTTAAATCAATTCTTTTTTGAGTTTCTGTTTCAATAAACAAATTTGCATTTAATTTTTTCATATTGTTTCTTTTTTTGTTTAAACAAATATAAGGTCATTGCACAAAAGAATTGTCATAGAATTGTCATAAATAAAAAAAGGCAGTCAAATTAATGACCGCCTTTAAACAAACAACAATGAAAAAACTTAATTAAAGCGTTTAAACGCTACATAAGCACCGACAAACAAAAGTAATAAATAAAATGAATGCTTATAAAATAAGTTTTGCACAATGACTTCCTTTGTCTTTGTGATTGTTTTCGTGATAGGAATGATAATTTCTTTAGGTTTACAAATACCTTGGACTCTTATATACTTATCTCTAAATTTCTGAATAGTGATAGTCATCTGCCCCGTCGTGTCGTGAATAGTCACGATTGAATCCTTAAACAAAATCAAAGTATCAAGCTGAATCTTTGCAGGTACTATAATAGTGTCCTTAATTGTAATTGTTTGCGTAATTCGTTTACTTGCACACGACGCAATTAGAAGCGATGTAAGCAACGCAAATAGTAAAGTCTTATAATTTGTCATCATCTGTACTAAAGTTTGTTAGAAACTTTCCTATGACCCCAGAAACGATAGCAACGATTGCTACCCATTCAAAACCTGCATAAATTGAATAACTAGCTACCATTGTAGAACAAGCAAGTAGTGTATCCCCTATTTTACGAAAGGTCTTTGGTGTTGGTTTCCAATATCTATTTTTTAATTTGCTCACAATCATAAATATAAAATTAATAAACGATTTGCAATTCTACTCTTTCGTTATTTTGAATAGCTTTGTTTATCTCTTTTATAAGCTTGACTTCCGTGCTGCCCTGAATCCAATTTATTACTGTGCCAAATCGTTTATTAATGTGCTTAGTGTTTGCGACTAGAATACAGCCTTGTGTATTTTCATGAGTATTGCCACCATGTATTCTTATACCTTCAAAGCCTTTGACTTTTAAAACTTCTGGCATTACACGTTTAAATCTATTACTCAAAGTTAATATAACTCGATAAGTCCCTGAAGGTATTGCAGTAACCCCGAATTTCTTTTGAGTTTTGATTTCGGATTCTATTTGTAATTGGTTTAGCTTTCGGTCTTTGTCCTCAAGCGTATAACAAAAGAACTTATCGTTTATAAACATTGACCCGATAGTTTCGGTATCTGTAAAGAATTCCCTTTTAACTGTTATTTTCATGCTCTTTATAATAATGGTCTATTGCTATTCCTTCTTTTTGTTCGTTCTTCATTATTAATTGTAATCCGAACATAATACAAGCTAAATGGTCCTCGCTTCTATCTCCTAATTCGTACTTAGCTAAATGCCTGTGTAAACTTTCAAGTGACGATTCATCTGGTTGTCCCTTTTGCCAGTTGTTTTTTTCATACTTATTAGCACCCATTCTTAATAAATAGCCAAATCTTAAACGAACATAAGCGTCTAAATGATTTACTAAAGGCTTGTTTGTATCGTCGTCGCGCTGACTTCCTGATTCAAATACTCTTTTTGTTGCGAAACCATGTGAAACATATTGACCAGAAGCATTTAAAGTACCTATATTTTCTTCTTTATTTTCTTCTGACTTTTTAGGAACGTATGCGTAAACCATATTATTTCTGTATTAATTTTCTTAATGCCATAACTATCTCTTGAAGTTCCGCTTCTTTCAAAGCTTTTAGCTTCATTAATCCTTTTATCTTTTTATTCTCGATTGCCTTTTCTTCTAATATCTTCATGTATATCATAACCAGGAAATCTTAGACCCCAAATTCATTGGCAAAAATATAGCTGTTTTTCCATCGATAACTATTCCACATCCTAAAGTTGGTTTCTTTGCGTACACTTTACCATAAGCCATTGCGTAGCTTCTAACATCAATACCACAACCAACGTTCATACCAAAAATCATATCTCTATCCGAAGCTGAATAGTTTACACCACCAAAAGAATGAATATGACCTATCACCGTAGATTGTCTATTATCCCTTGCGCGATTGATTGCACCTTGCGCACCACTTGACCCCGTACCATGAATGTATAAAGTATTATCTATCTCATGCGAGTACGCCCATTTCCATCCATCGGGATAACCTAGCATTTCATTATAAGTTTTAAACATAGACTTAGGAAGTCCTGCGGTTTGAAGCTTTCTTGTTGGTAGGCTTGAATGATTACCTATACAACCGTACACATTCGGGAATGCTTCATGCCATTTAACGTGGTCGCGCCTTGCAAGTTCTAACTCATTACCCGCGCTTTCACCATCGGGGTCTGATTCGTGGTAACTAATCGCGTGAAAATCGGTATCGTCACCAATATCCACAACGGTTGAAACTTGAAACTTATTGAACACTTCGTACACAAAATCAAAGTAATCTGGATGCGTGAATGGAGCGTGTCTATCGCCTATAATACCAACGACATTAGAATTACGAAATGATTTTATCAAGTCGTACTCATTAGAATTTAATCTCGGTCTATACATTGTTTGTTTTTTTTAAACAAAGATAATGAAATTATGAAAGATTTTTGAAATGTTGAAAAGTGCTAAAACAAAGCGGGGAATATTTTTTTAATTAATTCCGTTATTTGCCACCCTCCCGTTATACCTACCCCAATTAAAGTATAGTAAACATATTTAAACTTATTTTGAATCGATGCTATTTCTTCAGTGTTTTTTTTGGTTTGAAGTTTCAATCCATCGCCAAAATATTCACTTCCCAGAATAGCGTCCTCAATCGTTTGAACTTTATGCGATAGATTGCGTAATTCTTCAAATACCTTTTCTAAAGTAGCAGATTCTTTTTGGGTCATTACACTGCATCAATTAAAGGGTAATCGGAAGGCACAGCGCACCTATCAGCAACGTATGGTATAGCAAGTGAGATTGAAGCTTGAACACCAGCTACAAGGTCTGACAATCGTTCTGTAAAGAAGTTAATATTAACCGAATTACCTAGCGTAAATTCAAAAGTGTCGCTTCTAAGCTGTGCGATTATATCTTGGCATACTAGCATCTGGTCACTTATAACATCGTCTTCGTTCTTTTCGTCTGCAAATACTAAATCAGCAAAGATAATAGACAAAGAAAGGTTAAATATTGACCCGCTTACGTTTGAACTTTCGATTGTGCAATACATGAGAGGGTAAGTAATAGATTTACTTTCGCCAAGTTCCCAAACATCACCCCAGCCAAAGTCGTTTATTTGCTTGTGGTCGGTTGCTAAATTATTTAGTAGACTTTTTACTTCCTTGATTGTCATTTTTTACAGTATTTAGGTAAGTCTTTAACTTAACCACGTTCTTATTAGAATAATCCTTTGCCATTTAGTCCCTATAATCTTTACCTAATGCACCGAATTGTGATTGGTACATATCTGAATAGTCTTTATAATCTCTTTCAATTCCACCTAAATACATTCCTGTGCTATAACTTGACCCGTTCGGGTGTATAATATCCACACCATTTCCGGGATTGTTGTATAAAGGATAATCGACTATATTCTCACAAAGATAATTCGTGATTCTTTGAGCATACCACTCCGCCTTGTTCTTATAATAATTCATTAAGTCGAATAATTCAGATAAAGACCCTTCGTTTGAATTTTCGCTTTGCTTTCTTAACACGTTTTTGTTAGTCATTTTAAAACCTAATGACATTACCATTTCACTTGCGACATACCAGCAAATACAATCGGTCACGTATAAATCAAGAAGCTTTTTGTTTAAAACAGTCAAAGAATTATCTTCTATTTGTGTTTGAAGCTCTTGATATAAACCCGTACCTAATATTGGCTCAATATACATATCTTGAGTTTGCTTTATAGTTGGTCTTATAAGTTTAGGGTCTACATTGTCCTGCAATAGTGACCTATCTTTTAGCGTTGTTTCGCTTATAAATAAAATATTCGCGCTCATTATCTTCTTTTAATTACAACTTGTTCGACCCATCTATGACGACAATATGGTGTAGTGACTTTTGTTCTAGGATTATAGTAAAAACCTCCACGTCTTTGCCAAACTGAATAGCCAAGCCTTTGACTTATTGCTTGAATTTCGGCACGTGAATAAATTTTATCTAATGTGATTAAGTTTTCGCAAAATCTTCTAGTCGTTGGAATAATTGGCGGACCCAAAACGGGATTTACCTCGTATGAATATCTTATCTGTATATCCGCAATCGGTTTACGTGCTGACTTTTGTTTTTTACCTTCATCCGTAATCTCGCGAGATATAACTTCACTGCCATTATCATTAAAAGGCTTAATATTTATTAGCTTGTTATTTTCAAGAGTAGACAAAGACCCAATAATGACCTGCTTATCTACTTTTAAAGCGGTTGCCATATCGTCCACCGTAGTCAAAGGATTCTTCTGCAATAAATCTAAAATTCCACTTTGTACGTTTGTGATTATAATATCAATATCTGCGAATTCTTGATGTGCTATCGGCTCGAAATTGTCATCAAATTGAACACGTCTTGATTTTATAATATCGTACTCACTTCGAGCATCTCCAAAGTCAGCGAATACACTCACCGCAAAATCGTCGTCTTGTTCGCTAAACGCTTGACTTGAAACTTCTTGTATTGCTTGACCTTCTTGTTTTGGAATTAATCCTATCAAAGCACGAATTTCGTTTGGTGTCATTGATTCTAAAACCTTATTCGCAACCAAAGGACTTAATGAATTGATTCCGTTAATAACATCTTGCTGTGAAGATTCGGTCTTTGATTCTAAAACAGTTAAACCTAGCTTTTCGCGTATTTCGTCTTGAGTCATGTTTGCCGAAATAATCGCTTCGCTAAACTCAAAACCTAAAGGCTCTGTATGCTTAATATGAAATTCAGCTGTTATTCCAAATAATGGTAAAATATAACCTAGCCATCTCTCAATGAATTGTTGTTTGCCCGTTACGTAAGTATTTTGGAATATCTCATAAGCGGTTCGCATTTCATTCCTTGCACCTAATGCGCCCTCCTGAGAGATACCAAACAAGGAAGCTGAAGTAATCCTATGACCAGAGAAAATCTCTTGTTGTATAGTCTTATTTAGCATATCAAACTGCTTATCCAAATCAGATGCAGATAAGTCAATTACGGTTGGTGCTTTTGCAGGGTCGTTATTAAAATTAATAATGAATTTACCCGCGTTTTTTTCACCGCTAAACTTATCTTTTACTTGACGCTCTATTTTACGTTGTTCTTCTTCAGTTGGGATACCATTATTAAACGATAGCATCTTTGAAGGCATCATTCCGTTGTGAATAGCGTTTAAATGAAATTCACTCACCGCGACATCTAACTCGATGTAATTTAAAGCACCCTGATAAGTTGGTAAAGTGTACGTATTAACTCCCGGACGATACTCTTTTAAATAAATTAGTTGTTTACCTACTTTATTGTCAGGATTAAATGCTGATATGGATTCAATATCGTTTGGTTTTGCCTTAACATCCCACTCATTTGAAATATAAAAATAAGTATTATCGGGATTAGACCTAACTTTTGCGTAGTCAATATGGTATAAAGAAACAGCATCGCCAAAATGATTGTAAATTATTTCAAGATAGCAACCTCCGAAAGTTTCAATATCTAAAGTAATTTTATCTAGTATATCGTTTATGTTTTCTTTTGACCGATTTATAGGTTTTTCAACTAGATACTGATTTGCTTCGTCGTCAAATACAATACCACCACCCGCGATGTAATTAGCTTTACCGTTTACGATAGCATTATGCTTTGCCGACGTGTTAAGCAACGAAAGCAAGTGCAAAGGGAATTTATTATCTTCGCCGTAAGATACCCAATCCTGATTCTTCTTTTCAGTGAACTTAGGTTGTGAATATTCGCTAAAATTTATCGCTATTAAATTACTCATTTTTTAATATTTTTATTTCCTTGCTCGGTTGTTGTGTATTTCTTTAATCCTAATCGTATTAACAACTCATTAACTATAAAATTGTCGTCTTTGCCCCACTTGTCAAGCGTTTCTTTTTTTATAAATATAACTTCCTCAAAACAAATACAATTATTAGCGTCGCATATTTGACAAATGATATTAACGCCTTCACAAAACAAGTCATATCTAAAAGAAAGGATATTAACCGAATTAATTTTTCGTGAAATATTACCGACTTTTAACTCGGTGTCTAATACTCTAATTTTCAACTGTCAAGGATTCCTTTACAACTGGAGCAACGTAATCCCCTGTTATAACTAAATTAAGCTTCTCAGCTGCATAGTTATACGCGTACTCGTCATCATTACCCCATTCATTATACGCTTCGCCTGACATCGTTAAATTGCCATCTGCGGTCACTACTAAGTCGCTATCTAATAAAGCAAAGTAAAATGTAGCACTTTGAAATAATTCGCCACCGATTGGGCGTAAATTAAAAATGGTTGCCGTTACGGCTTGACCTTTTACCCATGTTGGGATTTCTTGGATGTTTTTCATATTGTTATTTATTAAAATGTTCCTAAAATTTCATCTTTTGTCGGGCATTGCAAACTTGTTAACTCAGACATTGGGAAATTGCCTGTTGGTATATCTGTATAAGTTGCCAATTGCGACTTTGTTAATACCTCTTTATTTAATTCAGTTGGTATTGATGTTGTAATGCTAAATAATCCTGCTGTTGAAGCTCCATTTCTAATGGCATTGCCAGTACATAACTGATTACCTGCATTTGCATCCCAAGTATCTGCCATTATATTAGTTGTTTAATTAAATCTTTTAATTCTTTTATTTCTTTCTCTAAGTTAGCTATTTTAGCCGTATGTACTTGACGATATGATAAATCTAAATAAGTATCATCTCTTTCAATTACTGCGCTTGGTAAAACGCTTTGCACATCTTGAGCAAAATAACCTAATTCCTCAACTCCATTTTTGGTGTATAACTTTGCGGTTATGCTTTCAATTCCTTTAGCTTGATGATTGTCAGTAATTAATGTTTTTAATCTGCTATCGGAGCTTTCAAAAAATGCAGTCGCAGTCACACTTGAGCTAAACGTAGCTGCTCCTGTAACTGTTAATTGGCCACTACTATTCCAACTTAATAATGTATTAAATCCATTATTACTTGCATTTGGAGTCATAAAAGCACCTGAGTTTCTCCAAAGATATTCATTACCACTTCCACCAAATGCTCCGCTTGGATTGGCTGATACATCAACATTAAATGCTAAAGTTGAAGTTCCTATTCCTCCAATAATAGTTGTAGTATACGATGATGAATATCCAAATATACTTGACTTTGCAACTTGAACATTTGCCCATGATGGGTCTTTTATATTTATTGTACTACTAAATGTAGCTGCACCTGTTCCTGTTATTCTTAATAAATCTGCACCAACATAATTTGAAACTAAAAAAGAAACATCACTACTATTAGAACCTGCTACTATATTAACTCCATAAGATTGTCCTAAAGTTGAACTACCATTTACTACTAATCCCCAATCATTAGCAGGTCCATTAGAAATTAATTTCCCACTAAACCTCCCAGTACCATTAACATCTAGCTTGTAACCTGCATCTGTTGTAGTGCCTATTAGTACGTTACCGCCGTTTTTGATACGCATACGTTCGGTAGAACCACCATAAAATATATGATTTAGAGAATAGTAGTTAGTATCTACCCAATCTGCTGTTGGATTGAGAGATATAAGATTAATACCATTTAAAGTATTACTAACACCAATAGCAAACCCCTGTCCTGATACTGAGTCAGGATTTCCAAATACCGCATAAGTACTATCCCACCCTGTTGTGTTAACTATTGTAGATACAGCTGTTGCAGTACTTAATTTAACACCAAATTTTGATAATGGCGTAGCCGTACCAATACCAACATTAGTTCCGTTATCAAATATTTGACTATTCCCTATTGTATTAGCACCTGTAAACTTAGGAATGTAGTTTGTTGTTCCTGATATAGCAGATGTAATATTAGATGTCAAAGCTAAAGTACCAGTTGCACTCGGTAGCGTGTAGGTATAAGATACACTTTTTAAAAACCCTTGTATTGTAACATCGTCTTGAAAATAAGCACCTCCGCTTTGTACTTTTAATCCATAACCTGTTCCACTATTTTGAATGTTTACAGTTTCAGCAATACTTGAACCACTAAAAGTTTTAGCACCTGCAAAGGTTTGCGTTCCCGTAGTTACTACGCCCCCAAAACTTGCACTTGCAGGTTGTAAATTTAAAAGACTTCCAACTATACTAGCTCCATTTGCGTTTGGCGTTATCCCGATAGCAGCAAGTGATAAGACTGTATATTGTGGAATATTTAAAGTATTGCTTATAAATGTAGCTGCACCGCTTGTGCCAGTCGTGGTTAGCGTGATTGTGTTTTGCTTACTATTAAATGTAGTCCAATCCGTAGAACTTAAATACCCATTAATCGTAGATGTAGCAGCAGGAATAGAAATAGTATTTAAGGTTCTCACTAAAGGAGATGAAAAACTTAATACATTTTCTTTGTTGTTAAATGTAGTCCAATTAGCTGAGCTTAATGCCCCTCTATTTGTTGCACTCGCATCGGGTACGTTTAACGTAATTACAGGCGTTGTAGTGCCATTTGCTACACTAGAGTTTAAATCAGTACCCGAAGTTCCTAAAGTAAGCGCAGCAACGCTTGTAACAGTACCTACACCAACACCGCCAACTAAAGCTAAAGTACCATTTGCATTAGGCATTACGTAAGTTCTTACAGTTGCGTCGGTAAGGCTTGATAAATCAAATTCAACGGATTGAAAATTAGGTGTTGCTGATTTATTAGCAAACCAAAAACCTGATGCACTCGAACCAATAAAACTATATCCTGTTGGTGGTACAACAAATGCCCCTGTTCTTTGCTTTATATATAATGAAGATTCAAAAGTTTTGCTTCCTGTAATAGTTTGAGCAGAAGTGGTTATCAATCCCCTAGCGGTTGCACTCGCACTAGGAATGTTAAAAGTATGAGTATCTAATACGCTAGAAATATTAAAATCGCTTCCAGTCGTTCCAGTTGCAAAATATTGAGTGTTTGCAGTTAATCCATTTAACGCTGCAATACCACCTGCAAAGGTTGTAGTTACTAAACACAAAGTATTGTCCTCGGTATGCAAAGTAACTGTACGACCGCCTGAATTATCAACGATATAAACCCTTAAAGCTAGTCTGTCAGTTATCAATAAAACAGTTTCAGGAACTGCTAAAGACGTGATATATAAATCAGTTGTTGTTCCGCCTGTTATTTCTTCAGGAACTGCACTTGAACTTGCAATACTTGTAAAAGTCGTTCCATTGTATTTTAATAATTCGACATAAAATTTAGAATTGCCACCGCTTGAGCTAATATTAAAGTACATCTCAAAATTCCATGCACCGCCTGGGATAAGCAATCTATTTGGGTTACCCGCATCGGTTAAGAATTGAGCTATTAATCCATTACCTGTTAAATTAAAGTCAGTACCTCCACCAATAATGGCACTGTTAGCCATCTGCTTATAAGTCGCCACACTTGCAGCAATCGAACCATTTAAATAATAATTAACATTCGCCCCTCCGCTTGAAGTTGAAGGAATAGTTGCCAAAGTTCCATCGCCACGAATGTATTGAGATGCCGACCCGATAGCAGTAACCTCTAAAGTTCCTGAGCTTGTTATAGGTGAATTAGCAACGCTGAAAGCAACTGGCATTGTTAAACCAACGCTAGTAACCGAGCCAACCCCTGCACCTATATCTGAACGTAATTCAGTTCCGGTACGATATTTAACTACCCCGCCATCACTTACTAAAAATTTATCAGTATCGGTTGTAGCGTTTTGAATGTTAGCTATTGTTAATCTTAAAGCAGTATCTATTCTTAATGCTTCCGTATTGTTTACTCGTATTAAAAAGTCATTGTTTATTGTCGAACCTATATAAGCGTCGTTATCTACGCCCGGATTAATTATCCCGAAACTTGCATAGCTTGAAGTTCCATCGGTTAAATGTATAACATTTCCGATTTCTTCAAGAATTGAATTACCAACCGCGCCTGTGCTTGTAAACTTTGCAATATTTCCAGTCGTGCCCGAAATGCTTGAGCTTGACGCGCCACCAATATCTGTTAAGACCTCGGAAGCTGTTCGATATGAAACGGAATTATCTGCTTTTAGGCTTAGAAACTTTGTAGCTGCTTCTAAGTCTGTAAGTGCTGAAAGTATTAGCGTTCCATCAATTTCTATATCGGTAGAAGAAAGTTGTAATGGGATTTCATTTCCAAATCCATCTGTGATTCTTTTCTTTACGCCTGTGATTGTATTGTTGTCGGTTACCTTTAAAAGTGAATCGTAGGTTTCCGATATTAATTCGCCTGTAAGTGTAGCCATTTATTTGTAAGTTATAAAATCTTCCGATTGTCCATTGTATTCCGTGAAAGTGAAAGCTTCACCAACTAATTTCATTTTACCGATTTCTAATTGTTTTTTGATTTCTGGTTCTTCTTGAAATTCGAAAACTTGATAAGTCCAAAATCCCTCGGTTGCGTTTAAAAAATAATCATTTACGTTTATCTCAAATTCTGAATATCTTTCGATATATAAACTTTCATTCAATGCTTCAAAGATAACGATTTCATTTGTAATATCGTTAACAAATTTAAACAAGTAAATAGGTGTTTCAATCGTCACCTTTTCAAGCGACAAAACCAAGTCTTTTATAGTACCTTTTTCAAATAGTATCATCTTTAAATAAATATAAATTTTAAACACAAAAAACACTATATATATTATTTACTTTACTTTACTTTACTTTACAAGCGTTACGAACACATTCCGAACGCGTTACATTTTTTACAATAGTTTAAATATCAATGAGTTATGAGATTATTTTCTTAGTTTTTTTTTGAAAAACCTCCAACGTTTCACTAAAGTTTAGTGAAAGTATCATGAAACTATGGTGAAAGTATAGTAAAAACATCATTAAAAAACACAAATTTAATGTTTAATATTATTATACATTATGACAATTCTATGACAATTAAATACAATATTACTTTTACATTTGATTTATAAACTAAACAAAAAAACATGGAAATTTTAGCTTTTATTTTTTGCGCAGTACCTATTTTATTTGTACTTTTGTTCGCAACCGCAGTTCACTATTTTATGGAAACACTTAAAAAACACGACAATGAGAAATCTATTTGAAAGACTAAAGCCAGAGCATATCGAAAAGCTTAAAGAAGCACAAACTTTATACCCAGCGACAATTCCAAATATATTTTTGGAACTAGAATTAAATACTTTTTGGGCAGACTTGACTTATTCTTGCGTATTTACTTTACTAAGTTATTTAGATATTTACGATTATTCACCTTCTACAATAGAAAATTTATTTGATAATGACTAAATTAATTGACAAAATAGAAAATATTTATTTAGATAAATTTTATGCACTGCCAGAGTGCGAAATGAAAACTAAAGCTTTACACGCTTTAAATAATGAAACAAGTTTTGGGTGGTTAGGTGGCGATATAGCCGACTACCTTGAAGATAATTTATTAAGTAATGAAGAACACCCTTTTATTTTAGACTTGCTTAAAACGTACGATTACCATTCTAGTTGGTCAAGTCTTTGCAATGGTGAAGGTGGTATAAACATAAAAAGTGGGTGGGGTTTATAATTCCCACCCATTTCTTATTTAATCTATTAATGCAGCAATGATTCCAGAACTAACTTCAGGTGAAAGAGCTTTCTCTTGACCACTAAAAGTAAGTTCGTAACCAGAACGGTCACCCGTTGCAACACCAGAAGCAGCAGTTCCGCCTGTGATGTCTAATCCACCAGCTTGACCTAGCATCCAGTATTTACCATTCTTATCTTCAGCGATAGCGATTAAGCTATTTTGTGCCAAAAGTAAAATCTCGTTACGTGTGTTAGCTTGTAACTTGTTTAAAATTACGGTCAATTCTTGAGCGTAAAAGATTGTCCCGTTTTGAACGGAAGCAGTTATCGTTTCAGTAAAAGAAGATGTTTCTTTTATCAAATCATATTTATAGAAGAACTTACCAACCGCTAAAGTTATTGCAGTAACAACACCAGCTGCCTCAGTTGTGGCAGTTACGTTTCCTTGCTCTATAAATAAAACTGATTTTAAACCTCCGAGTGACGATTTACAATCGTAAATGTACCCTTGCGTTAATGCACATGACATATTTTTGAGTATTAAAAAAGGGTAGGCAGTTTATCCACCTACCCTTTTTGGTTAAAAATTAATTATTAATTAAGCAACTCCACCTTCTTGCCAGTACACGATTTCAGTTGGGAAAGCATATTGAACTCCCATCTTAAATTCAGCAACAAAACGCATTTCGTCTGCTTCTTTCGCATAGAACAATTCAAATCTTTCTTCCTCGTTAAGTAAATCAACTCCTAAGT